GAAATCTCACTCATGGGGGCGTAGTAACCTACCATGAGCTCCATCTGGATGTCGAGGATGGATGCGGCAACACCGATCGAGGAGCCTGGAAGTGGAAGTCCACTAGTGTGGATACTGGGTGATCGATGTAGGGTGGAGACGTGCGCTTAGAGGAACACCTGGGGTAGTTCCTGACCATGGATGGAGGAGCCGGGACATCCGAATGCGGGTAGTCTAAGATCCTCGAGGGAATTTTCGGACATGGGATTTATCAGCAGCGTGAAGACCCTCACGTAACCTATTGTTTAACCATGTTCGGTTTGGTGCCCTTGAGAAACGATCTAGCCCAAGTTCCTACTTGTTTGGACCTCCATAACAGTATCCATGATTGCGCGAAGCTGGCAACTTCCCAATGCCGCCCTTGACAAAGGCGGTCCCCTAATCGTGTGTTTCATTTCATTGGGGTGTGTTCCACCACCCATTCAGGAATGGACTATCGGTTGTTGTTACAGTCCCCGTGGGGCGTTTGCCCCACGAGTTATTCTTCCAACAAAACCCAAAATGAAAACTGCTGCAATAATCATTATAATTTTGGAGGTCATGATATCCTTGGGTGTCATGATCATGTTGGTCCCTGGATACGTGGAAGGGGGAAAGCCCGAAAGGCGGTCCCTGTCCAATGTATCCTTCTGTCGCGGGCCATTTGACGCCAAAGAACAGGAGTGGGTTCCTTACAATTGTACTGGAATGGCACTTACTCTTGCTCCGCGCAACTTGCAATGGGTCAGGGAACATCTTGGCTATATGTATGAAGACTGTGCCTCCTCCATGGGGACTATGAAGTACCATCAATGTCTAGAGTACTTCTTCCACGTGAAAGGGGGTCCGTTGTCCCCAGCTTGTAGGTCTTGTATCTACATGTCGGGAACAGGTGACTTCATAGATTGCGTTGCTGTTTGTTTCGACTTACAGCAATGTGTTCCCATTAGACCGGCGAGTTGTGGGTGGCCTGCAATCTGTAAGACGGTGGAAATCGGGGAGAGCCCCGTTCCATTGGCTGTTCAGGAGGTGCAAAACCCCAGAACAGACTCGGTCAAGCAACCTCATCTTTTCTCTCTTGAAATGTGGATGTTGCGTACAGACTACACATATCTAGGCATAGCATGCCTGTCCGGCCTACTTCTTTGCACGCTTGTGATAGTACGATGTTGCTGTGCTGCGGCACCCACCCCACTCGAGGTGATGGCTGCCTCAGTTGGCCTCAAAGTGATCCAAGGTGACAAATTAGTCGTCGGAGTGGAACTGGAAGAACGGTTCTTGGAGGCGCAAGAGGAAACACTTCACACTATTGATACTCTTCTGATGTCAGGTGTTCCCATGCCTCCTCGTCCTGGACGTCCCGTTCCCAGATTTGTGGCCACGCCCTATGCCAGGGTCGTAGCAGCCGAAGCACGTGCAAATCTCTGCTTCGGGTTCAGCACTCAGATCAATAATGCTACGCATCGCCTAGCCCAGCAAAAGTGTTGGCAGATCCTCCAGGATGCTGTTCTCAACAATGGACTACGCAAAGCCCATGCATTGGCTATCTTGCCAATGGCAACTGCTCTAACTCTTGTGCCCAGTCGGCGGGAGTTGGAGGCCAGGGCCCTTCTTGCTACTGGAACGGCCGCTGCAGTGAGGCGCCTATCTACTGCGGCACTCTATCATGAGTATGGTGGTGAAGTGCATCCTGGATTAGGAGAGTGCTCCCAGGATTTTTGATCTCCCTGATTACGCGTTGCCGACAAGAGACTTCTAGCTCTCTTGTCTTCGAGGAGGCTCGTGTGATCAGGGGCAGGATAAAGCGTGCCCGCAACGTGCATACGCTTTGCCTGTCAGGTCTGTCCCCATCCGAAAATCAGTACACCAGTGCTAAAAACACTGTTGTCAATGCGTGGTGCGCCCTCATGGAACGTGTTTACTACCACTATCCGTCTGGCAACCCGGCTGATGCCGCGCGTCCGACCCTTCCAGTTCCCGGCTGGTGTTCTCGTGGGTTAGGTATCTTCAGAAGGAACTTTCTGGCGCTAGCGCCGGTCTCCACCCCTGTCGCCCTTGGGATTTATCCTGAGCGCTACTACACGGGTCGACGACTACGCAATTACCAGAGGGCTCGTGATGAAGTCCTAGTTCGTGGGAGCAAGTCCAAGGACGCAGAGCTTATATCGTTCATCAAGATAGAGAAACTTGCCTATGGCACCAAACGCATAGTTCCTCGGCTCATTCAACCTAGAAAACCAACTTACAATGTTCTTGTGGGGAGATTTCTTAGGCCGATAGAACCAGTGATCTATGCGATTATCGCTGACTTGTTCAGCTGTAATAGACCTCGCCAAGTGGTCTGTGCCAAAGGCTTGAATTGTTTCGAATTGGGGGAAGTAATTTCCTCAAATTGGGACGAATTTCTCGACCCCGTCGCAGTTGGGATCGATGCTCACCGCTTCGATCAGCATGTCTGCAAGGACATGTTGTAATGGGAA